CCTGATCTCGGTTGATACTAGAAAAAACAAACTGACGTACGGCGCAAGGTAATGTCTCAACTCTACCCGCATACACATAAAACTTATCGGTGCCCATCCAGTACACAACACCGGCAGCGGTTGCGATAGCGTTAGGTGAAACAATTGAAATGTTATCGGCGAGCAGCGTAAAGCCCCAGACGTAAGGTGGGCCAAGATACTGCATGGAGTAAATGGCTGCGTCAGTAAAGACAACAATTTCCTGACGAGTCTGCAACGCCCCAACAATCTCAGAGCCATGGGAAAGGCGGTAGCTACCTGCTTGGTTAGTGGCGCTAGGCGCCCATTCTGAATAACTTTCTTGCGCACCCCAACGAATAAGTAATGGGTCTAACGTAGAGCTACCATAATCATTACACCCAAACGCAATCACAATCCGGGTTGAGTCGGATACAAGTATTTGGTTGCAAACCACGGGGCAGCTTGAGTCCGTTACTGTAGACGCCCAGCTAGGCGGGGTAATAGATGCGGGGGAAAGAATCACACCACGAGTTGTAAAGTTAGGCGTTGCCCCCGGTCCCGGTTGCCAGATGTATAGTGGGCCACCACGAGGATTAAATATCAAATACTCGCCAAAGTTGATCTGGCTCCATAGCCGCAGCTGCAAACCAAAACCCGTGGTGTAGCCTGAACCCCAAGTCCCACGCGACCAAGGTCCCGCGCCCCAACCAGTTCCTACGGTATAAATAGGAAAGCCGGTATTGATCTGATACGCAATGGTTATTGAAGCCGCAGAGTTGCTTCCGGATGCGCTAGTAGGCAGAGTTACTGTATACGAAGTCCCAGATATAACAGACGTAATTTGGTATTGGCCATTTACATTTACCCCACCAATCGTACCGGCACCGGCTATGGTAATAAAATCATTGACTTGTAAACTATCTGCACCGCTATCCGACACAGTTAATGTTGTACCACTAGCAGTTAGTGTAATTACGGACAGCGTAATACCGGGCCCCGCAGTATTGCCGTTTGTTTCTCTAATCGGCGTAATATCAAAATACGCACCACCGTTTTCGATGTAGAACTTAAGGTTAGTGCCAAGCCCTAGCAGGTTATAGTTCTTTAACGTAACCCAATTCCACAACGAGCGGCACACCCCTAAAAAGGTGTTAGTAGATAAGGGCGACCAACCACCAATCTTCTCAGGGTAGCCGGAGCGAAACCGCACCTTGTCGCAGTCAAACCAACCGCCTTCGTTGGCAAGCGTCGTGCCCTCTCGGTTTACACCGGGGCGAAACTGTAAGTTCTGTAGTGGCATCGTAGCCCCTTACATTGCAGCAATGACAAACGCCAGCAGCTCGTCGTAGCGCACACCTAATTGCGTAATCTCTGTTGCGCCTTCTACGGGGGTGTGATGGATTACGCGCTCTAGGCGTGGCGCATCGAGGTGTTTGTACTCAACCATCTCTTCCCGCTCCCACCACGTATCAGAACAGAACAAGCCATAACGGTTAGCGTCTAGCCCCTCTGCTGTGAAGGCATCGCGCACTTCTTGGGCAACTACGCCGACGTGGATACGCGCATCGTCGCCTTTTTTAGCAACAGCGTCTTTGAACCGGAACTTCTTAATCAGCCCCTTGATGCGTACAGCTACTCGCTTCTCAGCATCGTCAAGGTCAGCTATGTCTTGTTTAGTGTTTACATCCGAGGTGTTAATAGTGCCGGTTGCAGCATAAACAACAGACCACCTAACACCTACGGAGCCGCATGAACTTACATTATCTGAACCCGCGTTTATAAAACTTGAAGCGATGTTAAACGCCCTAGTTGAGCTAATATCAAAGCTAACAGCAAAAGCAGAACCAAATGCTGAAGTTGTTGAAGTATAGTTGTAGGCGGTGTTGCTCGATAAAAATCCATTAGCAGTCAACGTGCTGGAAAACGTCTTTGCCCCACCAAATGTTTGCGTGGTTGTACTAACGATACCAGCGGTTGACGTATCATTAGCGGTAGCAACAGAAACAGAAACATTACCTGTTGTGGGGGATACATTAATTGCCCCGCTACCGTTAACAGAAGTAACCCCCCCTCCACCCGAACCGTTAGATGCAGCGGTAATGCGCCCTTGGGCGTCAACCGTGATATTCGCCGCTGTATAACTGCCAGCAGAAACCGATGTGTTAGGTAAGTCCGCAGCAACCAACGCACGGAACGAAGGTGTTCCTGAAGAGCCGTTAGGTGCAGCTAGAATCTGATTAGCGGTCTGACTAGCAAAGCCAATAGTAGCTACACCTGTCTGTACAGTTGTCGGTGTAAGAGGCGCACTTGCCTGTATCGAAGAAACACCACTAACACTGCCAGTAGCAGAAATAGTAATAGCGCCCGGCCCATTAGTAATAGTAATACCGGTACCCTGAGTCAACGCCGCTTTAGTTAGTGTATTCCCAGTGCTGTTACCAATTAGAAGTTGGCCGTTTGTATAAGACGTCTGTCCGGTACCTCCTTCAGCGACAGCCAACGCTGTGCCTAATGTAAGGGCGCCATCTACATTTAAGTTGCCGCTGACATTTAAATTCCCACTAACGTGATCTAATGCTTGAGTAAACTCAGACCCATTAGAACGTACAAATACGGTTGCGCCCGCAGGAATTACATAACCTGTTGAACCGGGCACCGGGTTAATGCTGCCAATTAAATCAGAACACCACAGCGTAGCATTATTTGAAGTATTATTTTTAATGACATACAGCTTAGTAACAGGTGGCGCGTAAATGTTAAACGCGCTCGCCCAAACGCCGGGATTAAGTACTATCGCCGCACAACGCGCTTGATCTGGCGCACCGTTAGCGGCGGTCAAAGGGTACTTTTCGACATCAATAGTCACTGACGCCAGCCCAGTAATTGCGTCTACAATTAACGTGCCAAGGTTAGTATTAGTTGTAGTACCCCACGTACCAGATTGCTCACCATTAGCAATCATCTCAAGACGTAGGTTGTTATTGTATGAACTTGGCATGGCTATTCCTTACTTTTGCCTTGCGGCGTCGTATTGTCGGTAACATTGGTCGAGGGCGGCTTTAAGCCCGTCTGCTTCGGCAGCGAGCCTAACAAGAAATTCTCCATCCTCTCTGTAAAGCTCTTTTCCACTACAACTGGCTGGTCTAGCGCCGGGAGTACTGGACACGGTATTGGTTTCGGTGGGGCGGGTTTGGCGGTCGCGCAAGCTGTTAGTAAGAGCGGCAGCGCGAGCATTAATGTTCTTGATCTCAGCATCTTTGTCCCTCCGCAGCTTGTCTGCGTTTGCTTGTAGTGCTTGCTCCCGTTGACGCGCCTCTTCCTGCCCTTTGGCATACGCGGCGTACTGCTCGGCCTTCTCTTTGTCCCACTGCTGCTGGACTTCAGATTTACCCGCAGAATTGCCTTTATAATACCCGCCCCCAGCCGCTGCGCCAACAGCTAAGACGAAGGCGAGTATCAGCCACGGGTTCATTTCGGCGGCACCTTCGTGCCATCCAGCTTCTTGTGTACTTTGATCTCACGGCAGACCTGTACTTCTTTACCCTGTCTTTTCTCAGCGTGGCACACCTTCTTCGTTTCCCCAGCGTGAATCTGAAACACCAAGAACATACTTAGTAAAACAGTAACAGCCATGCGTAAATAGATAAACATCAGTTGATCTCCGGATGTGGGGGTTGTTGAGGCGCGGGCTTACCGCCATAGCCTGTGGCTACCGGTGGCGGCGAACTAATAGGATCAAGCGTTGGCTCCATGCGGATCGGCGCTTGTGTAGGCGACTTAGGGGGTGGGGTCGGCTTATCTTCTCGTTCGGCAGCGGTGGACAGCCCCGGTGGGGTGAACATTGGCAACGCGTCCTTACCTTTTACAGCCAAGAGCGTAGCCAGAGAGCCAAGCACGTACTTGGACATGTCCGACAGAATCAGAAAGAACTGCTTATCTGCCGGTGCCATGCCTGTCATTGGTTGTGTTACAAAAACAACACTATAGAGCGAGATACCCACCATCATCACGACCGTAAAGCAGAACGTGATGGCAATGCAAAACTTAATTACTGCATCGTGCTGTTCCTGACTGAGTGCAAGAAACTGACTGATCAATTTTAGGGGGTTCATTGTCTACCTTTGCATCTTCAGGTTTAACAAGTTGGTCAGGGCAGGTGCCGGTTGAACTACAGTAAGGCCGCTTGCATTCTTTTTTATTCCAGTTGTCCGGGTCTTGGCAAGGGTACCTAAACCGGTCGCACCCACTAAGCCATCCGAGTATCAGAACCAAACATATTGAGTGCCAACGCATAGTGATGCTCCCTATCTTCCAATCCGATAAATCCGCCATTAATTCGCTTGGTCAACATCTTGATGTCGCCAGCATCTGCCAGCGCGTTTAGTTTGTTTGTCTCCCAGAACCAGCAGGCGCTTTGCGCTGCACCCTCGAAGGTCTCCAAGTACTCCGACGCTTGCTCCGGTGTCAGGTCGAGTGACGCACCAAACCAAAAATAATTATCCTTGCCAGTCAGCTGCAAAATTCCGCGTCCGCGAAATTTGAACCCCTCTTCGCTGGCCTCGTCGCCGTTGCCCATCCGATTTGCGTACACCCGGCTGGCAATCTTCTTGGGGTTGCGCTCATACTGCTTGGCAAGTTCCATTGTTGGGAAGTATTTGGGGAAAACACGCATCAGTCCAGAGGCGCTGTAATTCAGATTCTCGGTGACAAACACAAAGCCGCCCGACTCGTGGGCACACTGCGCTAGGAACGCTGCAACGCGCTTGGGGGTGTTGACCTCATACTCGGCAAGGAGAGACTTGCCGCCTAGCTCAGTTTGCGGGCCAAACAGCGTGTCGTACCACTGCTGTGCGTACTTGGTATTGGGGGCGAACTTCTTAAATTGTGCAAGGGTAATCATTGCCCGTACATCCTTTCAATCTGTATTTCTTTGCGCAGTTCCCGCATCTTCCTAACCTCATGCACCGCTGCCTGCGTTGCGTAATACATGTCGTAGTACATAAACGCTAAGATAGGCATTACAATAAAGAACGTCAACAGCACGGCCAGCACTACAACGATTAGTGACCAAGGGACGTTCTCATCATCGCGCTTTTTGTCGTCAGCCACATTAGCCCCACTGCCCACGCCACTACGAAAACCACGGCTGAAATCCACGTTAGCTTTGCCCTGATTTCCGCTATTCTTTTTCTGCGTCGCCATCTTGCGATTTGTATCAGTCTAAGTTCCTCAGCGTGGGCTGCTTCCTGCTCTTTGACGATGGTCTGCCACATTTCTTCAAACTTGCTCCAGAGCGACCCTAACTCCGGCGGCGCTCGGTACACCATCGTCTCTCGTATCTCAGCCAACATCGCATCCAGTCTCGTCGTTATGATAATGCGCCGCAGTGCCCGTCTACCAATACTCTCGTCACCCTTGTACACCTTACTGCCCGCCACCTGCTCTGCCAGTAACGCCTTACTTAGCGCGTCGTAGCTGTCCATCAACACACCCAACTGGTCCCCGATCTCGGTGTAAACGTCGTTCGGGTCGGACTTTGCTATCTCCTGCACCCGTTGCACTTCGGCGTGGTATTGCTGCTTCTGTACCGGCGTTGGGTCTACTAACTTGTTGTACTGCTCCTTCAAGTCCTTCAGTACGTCACTCACATCCCCCGCTGCGCCTTTGATTTCTTTGTAAAGCTGGCATCCTTTCTTTACAGCCGCAACAGCAGCATTGGCAGCAGCGAGAAGGGTTAGCGGGTCAATTTATGCCTCCATTGTTAATTTGGAATGATAGTCCAATCGTCCGGCTCAGACGTATCAATGTTTGTCCAAGAACTGCTTGGGGTGGGGATGACCACCCACGAGGTACCTTGATCGGTTGCAACAAGCACCCAACCGTCCGCTTGCTGCGTGTTAATTACTTGCCAACTTGGGTCTCCCGGCGTAGGGATCATGCCCCAAACCAAGAGGCTAGAAATATTAATCAGCGCCTGTTGGGAAGTCAGTATTACATTAGCATCGCCGGTAACTTGTAGCGTTCCGGTCGAAGCAACTAACGGCTGCTCCGGGATTAGAACAGTTGCTTCTGCGCTAACTGAAACACTATTTAGCGCTGAGACTATTTCTAGCGGAGTAACTGTTGTGTTCGCGTCGCCTGTTACAAGTAGCGTTTGTATCGCCGCCAGCATTTGTTGCGTGCTGACATACACTTTAGTTTGCGTGTATACGGTTACCGCTTCTTGCAACGCGAGTATTTCAGACCCAGTGATGGCGGCATTTGCTGCTGCACGGGCAACCACACTATTAATTAAGGCAGCAAACTGCTCGCCAGACACAAGAACATTTGCGTCCGCAGAAACCCCTAGCGAGTTTTGAGCGGCGGTTAGGGTCTGTGCAAAAACATAAACGGCCAAGCCTGTGCGCAAAGTACCCTGCGCGAGTGATGCCGCTTGTCCTGTTAGCGTTGTATTACCAACCCCCGTTACTGCTAAAGATGCTTGGTCAGCAAAGAGGCTAGACCCTGTTAACGCGTACCCCGAGGCAGTCTTTAACAGCCCGGTGAAAGTCTGTAACTGTTGTGAAGTAAGAACTACATTACCAATCCCAACAACAGTGGGCGCAGTTTGCGCCATGAGTAACTGTTCGCCCGTGATATAAGCAAGTGCAGGTACCCCCGTCGAAGGGATCGACGCAAAGGGAACACGGGCAAATGGCGCAAATCCAAACATTACTTACTCATTGCATATGATATTAGTAACTTCAGGAAACAGACACGTATCGATAAATACAGCCACTTCAGTCGGGTCAAGCCCCAATGCCGCCATGACACGTGGCGTATGCGGGTTTTGCTTTTGATTAAAGCAGTACCAGTTTTGTTGTTTTGTATAGTCATTCCCGTCTGCACGGCCTACCTCCTTTAGATAGTAATCGAGGTTTTCTGTGACTAATCTTACAACTGTGGCTAGTTCTTGAGGGTCGTGAATGTTCCCCGCAGCTACCATCGACCCACTAAATATGTTCCGCGCCCACTCAGGCAGTGTTCGTACCTTGCTCCACTCCAGTCCTGAAACACGATTATGAAACCACGCAAGCATAGGGTGGTTGGGATCAACCGGGCTAAAGTCATGAAACGCCCCTGTGACCTTATTTGGCCCAGCAATGATGTCAAAACCGAAGATAGGGGAGGGGTCGTCTACATGCGGCATCACCGTCAAATGCAACATGTACAGGTTTTTAGTAGTACGGGCGTCAACTATATCTAAGTGCGCACGCCGAAATGTACCGCTACGAAAAACATAATTAGGCCAAGAAAAATTGTGACCCTCGTCATACGCTTCGTATTGACTTAACTTAGTAACAACAACGTCATGCAGAGACTCAAGCTGCTCGAAGATTGTAGGCATCCGACACCTCGTCGAAAAGACGTAACGCAAAATCCAGCACTCGGTTTGCTTCGTCTGCTAAATCATCGGATAATTTTTCCCGCACCTTTGCTATTAGCTCAGCACGGTTTTCAAACTCGTACATACGCCCGCTACCCGGAGCAACTTTCTTTATCATCTGCCCGCCGTACATATCAGCAAAGTGGCGGGCATAAATGTGCGCCCAGAGTAGCGGTGGTGGGAGTGTGTCCAAATACAAAACATACTCACGAGTCGAGTTATGCAGCTTACCTTCACAACCAAGTTCGGCTACATCTTGCGCAATTAAAGCTGTACGATGGATGCCCTGAATGCCATCAAGCAATCCGTGTTTATCCGCGATAGCCTCTAGCGCGTGGTAGCAAAGCGTTTGGTTTAGTAAGTACTCTGAGTATGCTTCGACAGGCAAATTACCCGATAGAAGCGATACGACGAAGGGATGTTTTTCCGCTTCGTCGTGTTTATCTTTAATTGCATCACGCAGGGTCATTGGAGGACGGGGCTACAGGCCAAGTGATTTCGTCAGGGTGCTGTACGTCCGCGTTAGTCGTTGGGATGTCCCGTAGTTCCTGTCGGTATGCCGCCCAAGCTTCTTTTGCCTCTGTAGATAGTGGCGAATCGGGCATCTGCGTCCAATCGCTTTGCTGCAACAAATAGTTGCGCAGATTACGCATACCAAGGTCTACCTGCTCTTTGGTTATTACCGGAGCTTCCACAGGAGGCATGTGTTCAATATAGCCTAGCTCAGTAAAACCAACAGTATCTTTTAAACCAGTCCGCTCAAGCACCGCCGCATAAGGCATAGGGCCTTCTACCACTACCCCATCAACTACGTAGTTAAATAGTACGTGTTCCATTTACATATCTCCCGTGCCTGTTGAGGGAAACGAACGCCCAGCACCCCAAATAATACGAACGCAGCCGCGACCCCCGCGCTGAACGCTGAGGTTAGCTGGCGCGGTAGAGCCGGGACCACCGCCACCACCGCCATAAAGACCACCCGGACGATGTATGTTGCCTGCACTAGTGCTTGGGTTTTCCCCAGCAGAACTTGTTTCGCCTCCAGAACCGCCGCCCGCCGCTTGTCCAAGTAAAACGCCTGAAGCGCCTTGACCAAACGGACCTGTGCCGCCACCGCCGCTAGAACCGTAAGTAGAGCTGTACTGTGCCCCGCCAGCCCCGCCACCGCCGCTACCACTAGTTCCAGCAGCGCCCCCACCATTCCCTGTATACCCACCTGCTCCGCCACCGCCATAGTTAGAAGCAGCGTTACCGCCATTACCCCCGCCGTCGCCTACAAAACCCCCACCGGTAGCTCCGCTACCCGGCAAGCCCGCGACAATAGACGGATCGATAAAGAAAGATGAAGTTCCCGAGCTGTTCCCTTGAGCGGCGATATCACCCCCCCTACCAACCTGTACTAAGTAAGATTGTCCGGGAGTTACAGGGATGTTATTTTTCCAACCAAGCCCGCCGCCACCACCGCCGCCAGCAGCCCACGTAGGGCCAAGGTTACTTGCTCCCCCACCGATACAGACTACACAAACGCTGGTTACCCCCGGAGGGCATGTCCACGAGTACTGCCCATCACCAAACCCGTAGAAGGCTTGCCCAACAGCCCCGCCGCCGCCGCCAAGTAGCGTTGCAGTCTGCGCCTCAGTTAAAAACGTCCCATTTACTGTAGAGCCTAACTGGGTCACAGCCAATTTATTTACCAACAATTCAGCCATTATGTACTCCTTACTCCGGAAGTTCTGGGAAAGTTACTTTTTCAGGGTAACCGGGCTGATCCTTCACGGCCCTAAGCGCGTCCCGATATGTCTTGATCCGCTTCTGTTCAGAGGCAGGTAACCCGTCATAATAATCTGGGAGCGCCAAATGCTGAGAGGCATTAAGCAAACTGCGAATCATGTTATCCACGACAATCGCCTTTTGCTTCTTGCTTAGAGCCTCTGCTTCCTCGGCATATTCCTTGTCCGTAAACTCTCGAACCTTGTTTTTTAGTTTAACTAGTCGTTTGCCGAACAAAGAGTCATCCGAAACCGAAACAAATCCCTCCTCCCCTGAAGGGGGAGGGTCTAGGCGCATTTCTGTTGATATGTTTTTATCGTCAAACTTTACGTAAATCATAATCAACGGTTCCCATACACAGCAGCGCAGCCTGTATAGATTTCCTGCGGAGCAGAAGTTGTAGATGTAGCAGACGGTGTACGCAGTAGCGCCAGAGCGTTAAGCATACGCAAATCACAGACTAGCCCCGAACCAAAGAAAGTGCTTAAACCAAAAAACATGGTTGATTCTTTGAAGTAGTACGTAGTCTGGTAGTTGTGCGAGGTTACGAGCATCACCAATACCGTCGTATTAGCCGGAATTACGATACTTGCCGTAGTGTTTGTTATAGTATTGCTGGTTTGAGTAAACGGCTGCGTCCACGTCCCGCCTGTGGTAGCCGCATACGTAGCGGCGTTAGGAGTGTAATAGCCCAGTGCAGCGCCATTAGCCGTATCGTATGAACTGTACATAAAGCTCAATGAACGCGTGATAGACGAGCCAGTAGTATTACGCACAGGCATAACGTGCCAGCTCACTCCTCCCCACGAAGTGTTGTTTTCGTAGTAGAACAGTTCTCTTTGGTTATGACCGAGTCGGCTTCCGTTCGAGTACAAGATTGTTCGGTCCTCAAGACCTCGGAAATCGCCCACATACATGATTTCCGTAGTACCGGTTGGAACACCGTCCCCTAGGAACATGTTAAACGACATGTGGGTATAAGTAGCATTTGTACCCGCAGCGGTAGCGTTTTGGTAGGTACCGTTAGGTCCAGAAGAAGACCACTCACCAGTAGAATATATGTTACCGCGAGCAGAGGCGGAGAGGACGGAACCATAAATAAGTGCTGAATCCGCCGGAACAGGGGGTGGAGCAGTAGGCGTGGCAAAAGACAATTGCCCTGAGCCATTAGTTGCCATGAACTGACCAGCTGTGCCGTCTGCTAATGGCAGGGTAAGCGTAGGACCGCCGGACTTTTGAACCTGATCTACGACAATTTTAGACATGAGAAACTCCTGTTAGTTAAACAAAGCAAACCCATCAGGGTTCATGACGAAATGATAAGCCCCTGACGACACGGTGTACGTCTGGCCTGCGTTAACCGTTAAAGTGCTCATCGAAAACCGCATTGTATTTGCAGGAAGCGAGGCACTTGTACTAACGGTGTTGAAAAACGTAATTGTATCTACGTTAACATTAGAAACAGTGGTATCAACGTAAGTTTTGACCGCGTATTCAGTTGGGACGGCGGAATTCGAGTTACCTGCCAAAGTTGGGTCAGAAGAAAACTCGTTAATGGTTTCGCCAAGCTGCGCACCGATTGAGCCTAGTCGCAGAGATGTAAGACCCGCCAAGTTAAACGCGTTAGCGTTCAGCGTAGCTGTGCCGGTTGCCTGATCAACCCGGAAATATTCACCAACCCTAAAGTTGCCGTCCTGATCAGTTGATACGTAGTAGACGCGACCCGGCAAGTCTTCATTAACCTCGTTACCCTGTGCAGGGGGCTGGGTCGGAATACCGGGGTAGTTGGTCGTGGCAATACCGCCAGTACCAATGTTAAGGAAGTCGTGACCAGTCAGACGAATTTGGCTGTAGCCGTAACGAATAGTAATAGCCGCGTTATCTGGTGAGCTTGTTACTTTCTCCTGAGCTAACGCGATAGACAAAATACTACTAGCGTTTACATACGTGCCTGACACCGACTGAATAACATAAGCACTAGGGTCGCCAGCAATCTGAATACTTGCGCCGGGTAGTGGCGCAGACGAAAAACCGTCGCCAACAATCAAATACCCTTTTTGATCCGACACCCCTGATGGCTCGATGACCAAGGTATTACCAAGGCCATCATTGATTGTCTCGCCATTCTGGAAGTTCGCTACCGAAGTCTGGTTGTAGTAGATTTTGGCAGCGGAGGACTGTAGGTTTGTTACGGTACCCGTTGCTCCGGAAGTAACGCCTGTGATTGTGCTTCCAGCGACAAACCCCACTGTAATCGGGTCGGTAGTGACTGTGAGCTGCTTACCGTATAACGCACCTGTATGTGGCACCTCTGAAGCCAAGAAACCAAACGATGCTGCACCCCATGTACCGTACGAGTTGTTACCGTTTAGCGCACGGATAATGCCACCGCCGGATGATGAGTATCCGAAGTAGGCGTAGTAGGTGAAGCACGAAACAATTTCAGCGCGACCGCCATCTTTCGCCCAGAAGCCCACACCGTTATTACCAATGATGGTATAGGCATGGAAGAGCATCGACTTGTAGCCTGATGCTTGCGCCGTACCATCAATCAATGCGCCAATACAACCTGTACCAATACCCGAACATTCAACGATATAGGGCGACTTGGTAGTCACCGGAGACGCGGGATTCAAAGCCGCAAAAATACCCTTGGGGGTGGACGTGCGGATATCGCCCGGAGTTCCACCGGGCACCCAACCGGTCATGCCCGAGAATGTCATCCGATTCAAGATCGACGCATTGGACAGCAAGAACATCGTTGCTTGGTTGTTCGGTGTAATACCATCAGCCGCCAAACCAGCAGCGGGCTGAACAATTACTGTACGCTGGTTGTCGCCAACAATCGCAACAGTTGGGGGGACGATGATCGGCAACTGGGACTCGGAGTAAGTACCGGTTTTCACGAAAATCGTGGCTGGTTGCCCCGCAGGTACAGCCGCTACTGCGTTTTTAATATTTGCAAACGGCAGCGCCAAACTTGTTCCGGGGTTACTATTATTGCCATTTGGTGCTACATAGAAGACATTGGTTGACCCACTTGCGTTAAGCCAGTTAACGTCAATCCCGTTAGCAGCCACGCTTAGGCTGTAACCTTCTAGGCCCGGAGTGATTATAGGGAGAACGTCATCGTCCCCTTTTGCTAGGAAGGCCCACTTGCCCGCAAGGTAGTCGGTGTTAAAGTTGCTGGTAGACGTGTAATCGCTTAAGCAAATGTAAGATGAAGTTACATTAAAGACGACATCGTTCACCAAATATGCAGTACTAGGCGTCCACGACCCGCGCCAACGAATACCGCTATTAAAAATCTGCCATTTACCTGCGGCTAAATCTGTTGCAAAAGTTCCGGATGTATTCTGTATTAAACAGATATACGTATTGCCGCCATACGTGACAATATCATTGATGTAGTACAGCGTAGCAGTTGTCCAGTTACCACGCGTACGAATAGTGTCAATGAACAGGGTCCAAAACGCTGGATTGGTTGGGACGTTGCCAGTGCTGTTAGCAATACATTCGTAGATGTTAGCGCCGTAAGCGACTAAATCACCGGGGACATAAGCTGTAGCACCGTTGTAAACACCGGCGGGCGAAATCCCCTGAACAAACGAGTCCCAAAAC